TTAAATTTTTTAACTTCAGCTAATCCACCTTGATTAAATCTATTTCTTTCCATTGCATAAGGACCTAATCTATAATCTCCTTGGTTTTTTGGATCTCCTTCAGGAATATAAACTTGTTCAAAAGTTTTTTCATCTCCTGTTACTGGATCAATATATTTAAAACCGCCTCTTTGTTTTTGTAATTCTGCTACAGCTAAATTATATGTTGGTGTAAAAATATCCTGTGGCTCAGGTTCAAAAGCACCTGATCCATAAGTCAGTGCACCAATACCAACAGCTGCTTTAAAAGGATCTATTTCGTATTCACCTGGCACACCTTTTCTTGAACGCATAAATAATTTTTGCAACATAGATCTATTATCTACTGTTGGCGCACCAGCTTGAGTAGCTGCAGCTACAGTTGATGCTGCTGGCATTGTAGCTTGACCAACTGCCATTTTACCTGCAGGATTTAAAACAGATGGCTGTTGTGGTAATCCTATTAGTGGACCTATAGCTGTTTGTGATAAACTTTGAATAGGTGCTAATTGTGAAAATGATTTTATTCCGCCTGCCTGACCAAAACCAGCTGCACTTACACCTGGCACCATCTTACCACCCTGATAACCTAAAAATGCTCCAGTTGCTCCACCTAATAATCTTTGAAGTCCTGATCCGCCAGCGTCTTTTGATGCTTTGTAACCTTTATATCCTCCGTAGGCTGCTAGTGCGTAGGGTAAAAATTGTAACATATATTATGTATTCCTTAAAAATTAGCTAATCAGTAAATATTACCATTTTATTTATTGACTATCAACTCATCAGCAAAACAGCCTTTGTATTGGTGCTCACCTACATGAGTAATTCGGTCGGTTATAAGGGCATAACACTTTCCTCCTATGTCTTTCCACCTTTTACAAAAAGCAAAATCTTCACCTAAATATTGTTTTGTTTTAGGATCATACATAGTGTCAAAGAGATTATATAAGTAAGGTCTAGTTATAAGCTCACCATTTACTACAGTTTTCTGTACTATTTCAGTATTTGGATATTCTTTTATCATTTTTTCTATCACAGATCTCTTTATTAACATACAGCCAGTTGGAGAATGTGTTACTTCAATAACACCATCTTTAACTATAATATTGTTTTCATCAGTTACTTTCATTGGATAGGCGTACAAACCTTTAAACTTTAAATCTTTTGCACTTTTTATTGAGCCTTTTTGTATTCTTTCCCAACACTTATCCCACATGACTTGTTTCAAAGGATAGGGCACTGATATTACATCTTTATCTGCTGCTATCATTTTAAATACTGAGGGTGTTTGAAAATCTATATCTGAATCAACAAACAGTAAATGTGTATGGTTACTTTCCATAAAACTAGATACACAAAGATTTCTACCTTGTGTAACAAGTGATGACTTTAGAACTTGAAAAGAAACAAGAACATTTCGTTTCATACATTGTTTTTGAAATTCTAAACAGGCATTGAAGTAATGTAATGATACATCACTATGGCAAGGTGTTGCTACAAAAATTGAAAACTTTTGAGGTTTCACTTCTTTATTTTTAGATTCTTCTTTTTCATCAAACCATATAGGTTTACTTGGATCTTGCATTAGCTAAAGCTCCTTCTAAAAAAAATGTCCATTGTCTGCCAATAGATTTCCAGTTGTAAAAATTATTATAAAACTTTTGTTGGAACTTTAAATGCTGTCTCAAGCCTTCTTCGTTTATTTGTTCAGGTATACCATCTATGACGGCAGCAAATTGTTTAGCAAGATTTTTCCAATTATTATCGTAAGGTATGTATATAGGAAACTCAGAGCAAGTTTCGTAAAGTGCTCCGTTGTCCGTTGTTGCTACATACAAACCACATGCCAAAGATTCTAATGCAGATATACAAAAAGTTTCTTCCCATATATTCGGATATACAAAAGCATCGTACCTATGCAAATTTTCCAAGATGTAATCATTAGGTTTGTATCCTATATAATTTACGTTTGGTAATTTGTTTGCTTGTTCATATAATGCCTTATACTTATCATCATTATCTTTTTTAAAATCACTGCCATAAATATTTGTACTGCTATAAACATCTAAAGTAATATTAGGATTCTGAACTAATTGCATTGCACCAAGCAGAACAGATAAACCTCTCCATGGGGTAGGATGATAGATAAGTTTTATTTTGTCCCTCTTTTCATCAGGATCTCTTAGTTTTATATTTTTAATACCATTCTTTATTACAGTGCATTTTTCGTGTGGTATTTTAAACGTCTTTCTAAATTGCTCATAGTTCCAATGACTATTAAATACATAATAATCATATTGATCAATTGAACTATCGTTTCTAAAAAATTCTTGAAAGTGGGGTTGATCAGGGGCCATCTTTTGCCAAAGTATATTTATTTTATTTGCTGCTAAAGGAGTTCTTCCTGGTACTGACAAACATATTTGAAATTTTTCTAATAACTTTTCAGATACGTGTTCCTTTAAGAATTTGTATTGTAGCTCAGTTCCGCCTAGTGGTTCCATTATTTTTTTGTCTTACTAAAGATAGGAAGATCTGGAACTTGTACTTCTATGTCCGTAGCTAAATCTTCTTCGGGATGGTTTGCTAAAAAAGCTTCTTTAGTTTCGTATCTATCACCAGTTTTCATACTTCGATAGATAGTTTTAGTTTCACATTTAATTTTGTTTTGAATCATATGATTTGTTTACAATATATTAACGTCCCTGTCCACGATACTTTTTACGATAGGGTTTTCTTTTACTATAACTTTTTGCGTGTTGGCCAGGACGTTTTTTAGGTGTACGTTTGTGATAATTTGATACACCATATAAAGGTTTCTTTTTAGCCATGATCGTTTAAAGGTGTGTCTACGTTAAAACTTAATGATCTTCTAATTCCTTCACCTTTAAAAGGATAAACAGTGTGAAAAAGATTATAGGGAAAAATATATAAATCACCAACTTTAGGTTTAATGAGGACTGAAGGGTTACCAAACATGTCACCCATTTGTGAGATAAATTCTAGTCTGCCGTCTTTAGGCTCTTCAATTGCATTTACAGCTTTAGCATTGTTTATGCAATCGGGTACTCTTAAAAACAATACTGAACTCAAACCTAATGGACCTGTACCATAATGAATATGTAATGGATTGTATTCATTTTGTTTTTGATCATTTATCCAACAAGAATTTAAAATAGCTTTATAACCTTTTGTTACGTGTTTATGAGATGTGTTATGTATGTAAGTATGGCAACATCCATTGAAAAAATCTAATGTTGCTTTATTTAATATTGAAACTACATTCCATTCCTCTTTTATTTCGCCTGCTAAACCTTGGGTGTGTGAGGGTAATTTTTTATCAGCTAAATATCTATCAAAATCATTATTCAAATAATCAATGTATTCAGGTGGCATTACAAACTTACCTACATGGAATCCAAGATTAAACACTTGGACACACTCTTGAAATTTATTATCTAACATAGAAATATACTTAACCGTTTTCTTGAGATCTGTCTAGTTGTGCGTAAGATATTATACCTTGTATTTCATTAGCTGTACCAGCTGTCATTTTTAAAATGTCTCCACCCTCCAACACTAAAGTCTCGGTTATAATATTAGAAACAGTATTGGCGGCTATTGCTTTTCTTGATATTGAAAAAGTCGTAGATGCTGAAGTATCTGTAACTTGTACAGATAAATCTATAGAACTTCCTGATGAGTTATCAATTTGAACTTGTTTAACTAAAAAGGTTGCAGAAGTTGGACAAGACAAAACAGAGGTAGTGCCAGTCGTTGTTAAATTAATTCCTTGATTTTTATATTGTATAGTCATTATGATAAAAAATAGTTAAATGCCTCTGACTGATTTTTTATATCATTTTGATATGAAAAATTCAATTGTGATTGTAACGTTCTTAATGCTTGCTGAATCTGCCTTTGATCTTCTTCCGTGTATACTTTTTTAGGTTCAGGTATTTGTATAGTTATTTTGGCCATTATCTTCTACCATCAACCCTAACATCAAATCTAAATGTACCATATCTCCAACTCTCGTCTATTTCTGTGCACTCTATTTGAACAGCTGCTAATCTCGCTCTAGCTCTTGTATCTATTTTTGTCGTGCTTGAAGAAACTGTAAATGGCCCTAAAGGGCTTGAAGCTGCAGTTGATCCTTGAGGGAACGAATTTAAAAATATGGTTACTTTTGAATTACCACTTATTCTTTTGAAATCAGGTAAAAATCTTTTTACACTCATTAAAAATTCACCGTCTCCTGGTACTCCCGCATTACCATTTAAATCAAACTCTCCTGATTTTATAAAAGACGGTATAGCAGTTGTAGTACCATCTGCATTAGATTGATTGACACCAACTTCATGAGCGTAGTAAATACTTGCTCCATTAGAAACACCTGAGACTACAGGAAATGTTGGTGTATCACTAGCGTTAAAATCAGTTGCGTAAGGAACTTCGTAAACTGTAGAACCATACCAAGTGGTTCGATCTAATGTACCCGTTGTCCAAACATTTTCCGCAAAGTTGTAAGTAACAACTCTATCTATTACACTTGAACCAGATTTAGGATAAAACCAATTTATTTCTGAATACAATTCATTAATACCACCATAAACTTGTTTGCCTGATGTATAATTTAAGCCAAGATTTTTACCATCAGTTGTAAAAACAAAATCTTCTACCAAACATGGTAATGATTTTACTGTTCCATCATACATGTAAAACCCACCCGTTTTACCCATCCAATAGACAGCACCATTTGCAAACACACCAGCATGAGGCCCAAGCAAACCATTATTTGATCCTACCTTTCTTATAGAAAATGTAAAAGGTGGACCAACAAATTGCATCTCGTATGCAGCTGTATCGGTTAAAACTAAAATATAATCTTTACCTTTGAAAGCACCTATAATTTCAGTGCCATCATCTAACCTAAAAGTTCCCGCAGTGTTTGTTGAAGTGGGTGCATAATCACTTGTGCTTTCTTGATCAGAAAATCTAATAAACATTTTATCTTGGGAGGTTGTTGTACCTATAGTAGTTTCTGTACCTAAATGAAATAAGTGTCTGTCTCTATCTGAAACAATACTCATTACAGATCTTGTAGGTTGTCCAGTTCCAATAGTGGCTCTTGTTTGTAAAGCATTTGTAGGTGCAGCATCCCAAGTAAAAGTTCTTCCGTTATGAACTGTTGCAATTAAAATATTTCCAAAATTATCTAATGACCAGTTTGCAGGATCAATTGTAACGGTGCTGGAAGATGATGCATCCCCCCAACCAACATAAGAAGATATGTCTGTTACAGTCGAACCGTTTGTATGATCTGCAGCTGATGTTCCGTTTTGAGCTCTACTCAACGTTTGTAAAGTGTTTGAGGATTTTGTTGCATAAGCTATGTCCTCTGATCCTATTCGAATTATTCCTGAATTTGGAAACGCAGATGCATCTGTTAAAATAACTTGTGCAGTTGTTCCAGCAGCAAGAGTTCCTCCGTTGTTCATTGTAGTTGTAACTTGTGCCACTGTTCTTCCGCCCCAAAGGTACGTGCCCCATCCATAACCATAAGATGCATTTAAGGGACCTACAGGCTCATAAGGATTGACATCTATTGTGCCGTTGTTCGTTGTTCCTGATCCTGTTTCAGCAGAGGGCATGGTAATTGTAAAAGTTGTAGTCGTAGGAACAGACTGAACCTCGAACACTTTGTTATCAAAGTCTGTAGCAGTAAAACCAGTTTGTGCTGCATTAAAAGATCCAGCATTTGCAAATGTAGTCAGCTCACCAACTTCTAAATTGTGAGATCCTGTTGTTGTGATAGTGACTGTGGTCGATGCATTTGTCGTGGTAATATTACCACCTGTTTGAAAATTATCTGTCTCAAGTGGTGTTATGTCATAAAAAGCACCTTCGTAATAAATCACTAAAACTCTATCGGTGCCTATGGCAGCGTATCTTTTACCATCTGTATTAGCCCAAACGTGTTGAGCCCTAGCAGCACCAACAATTTTATCATTTACTAAAGCCTCCCAACCACCAATCTTTTCAGGCTCACCGTATCTAAATCTTACATTATCTCCATCAACCCATCTTCCCTCTGCATCAGAAGGTGTAGATTGCTTATCAAATCCAGGTGCTATATTTACTTTGGATAAAGGCATGGCAAATTATACCATTTTTTCTAAGGGTTATAAACTAGTTCGATAAATCAACTTCGTAGTCGTGATTATTTTGTTTTTGGACATGTTCAGGAAAATGCCTTTGAAAATCAGCTACTATTTTAATTAAGTCGTTGGCTACAGCTTTGAAAGATTCGGGTGTTAAAATGAACTTACCTTTTTCATTGAGAATTTTAATTTCTTGCTCAGAAAATAACCATTCACAGCTTCCATCTTTGTATTGTTTAAAAGTCATATCTATTCATAACAAATAAAAGAACTAAGAACAAGCAGGTTCCCCCAAACCTTTTCTTTGGTCAAACATAAATTTTAAATTATTTGGTGTATTCTCACAATATTGCAAATCAAGATTTATATAATGGTCACCATTTAATGGACCTATTTTTTGACATTGGTACATGTTTCCACAATAAACTAATGCATCTCCATTCTCTAAAACAAACTCATCATCAGTATCTACCTTAGTTTTCCATTTCACATCTGAACCTAAATTTATTTGACATGTAAGTTGTCTGTGTTGATCTACCTTAAAAGGTTTTTGAGTAGATTCGTTAATGTAAACTTTCATAATGGATATTAAAGGTAATAATTTTTTTCCAGAAATTTCTTCCAAGATCTTTCTTTTATTCTCAAGCAAACAATCAAAAAATATGTCTCCTCCTATTAAAGTTTCTGCTAAGCTTTCCTTATCTCCATCAAACAAATTTTTATTTCTCTGATGAATAATTTTTGCGTAGGCATAAAATAACTTTTGATCATTTTCATTTAAAAAATTTTTTACTACCACAAACTTTTTTCTTGTGTTTGTAGTTGTTTCAATATCTAAAAACTTTTCTAAACCAGCCATGACACCACCGTATATCTTTCACCCTTAGTTATTTCTTCTACTTTATGAGGATACATAAAATTACTAGGAAACATGATGACTCTATTTTTTTTAGGTTTGATTACCATATTTTCAGTTTTTTGATCGGGATCAGTAAAAACTAAATTACCTCCCTCAAAGTTATCATTACAAAACATTATAAAACTTAAACATCTTTTAAATTGTGTTGCATAGTCAACATGCGCTATGTAATGACCACCAGGTTTATATTTTAACAAAGTTGTATTTTCTATTTCAGAAACAGGATTGTGAGGTAATTTGCAATCATTAATATATTTCATGTTAGTTAAAGTAATTATATTCGTTAATATATTATTCCAATGTATCCCTGTTAAATTTTGATTTTTGCTCATTTCTAATTGATCAGGTGCTGAAGCTGCTCTTGCAATGTTATCCATGTGTACAATCTCAGTATCTCTTATTTTTCTTAATTCTTCACCTTGTTGGCCACTACCTATTTGAGCAACATCATATGAAGTTTTTTTAGCATATTTTAAAAAGTGATTAATAACATGTTCTTTAGCTACGTCATCATAATATTTTACAAAATCTTTTATATTCATTTATAACTCTTTTTTCTCCAGCTACTTAATTTATAATTATCTAAAAATCTTGAAGCCATTATACTAAAATTAAAATTTAGTTTTTTTGAATTTACACCTTTAATCTTCATCTTCCAACTTTCTCTTTTAAAAGGAAAAACTTGGACAATAGGAGTTCCTCTTTTAATTATCATTTCTAAAGGCAAGTCCTTATCTAGAGCGTTGATTATAAAAGGAAAATTTACTGGTGTATCGAAAGAATCTGTATCTACTATTCCAGGAATTATTTCAAATCTTTCATCATTATTATTTAATATAGGAATAAATAAACAAGAATATCCTGGAGGAGTTTTTATTACCCAAGGTTGAGTAAATTTACAAACAGGTCCACCTATTTGTTTTTTAATTTTAGGCCAACCACTTACTTGTTTATAGTCCTGCATTTGACCTCTATCATCATACCTTGATTGTAAATTTAAACTTGGATTATTTGGTGCGAGTAATCCTAAATTTACTGGTGTTTCAGTTTTAGTATTCTTCTTAATAGATCCATCTTTTTCATCTTCGTAACCATGTAAAATCCTTAAATCTTGTGGATTTTTTAATAAATAACCAGATGTCAAAGTATCTAAAAAAGGAATACAACCTTTCACAGTTTTATTATCAATTGTGTGATTTAATTTTTTAAACCACTCAGGTATGTTTCTTTTTATTGGTGTTGGAAAAACTTCTTTTTCACTTTTTGAATTTACGTATTCTTCTGTGCATTGAAATTCAATTATGTTGTCGAACATAATATCTTTTTACATAATGATTTTAAGAAGTCAACTATGCTCTCATTTGGTGTAAAATATCTGTTACACCCATTTCTGATAATTTTTTATGAAAACCGTAAGCAAAAGTCCCCATAGATGATAGATCAAATGCTTCTAAAGCAGTTTTAGAGGCTTCAACTTTTGCTCTGTGTGCGTCAGAAACATAAGAGTTAGAAGTTAAAGTTTGATCATAAGTACGTATTAAAGCATCTTTGTGTACTGTAAGTGTATCCATAGTCCAATTGATCCACTCTTCTGCAGGCCAATCTATTACGTTCAATGAAGATCCATCATAACTTTGTATTAATTTTTCTTCTTTTTCTAGCTGTCCTGCAAGTTCATCTGATATGTCAACAATTGCATAAGCTTCTCTTACGTTATCACAAACATCATCTATTTCAGATTCAGTTAAAGCAATCTTTTGTAAAGGTCTTAAAACTCCGATTTGTTTATTTAAAATTGCGTATGCCATATATTAACTTCCAGTTTTTTGTTCCCAAATTTGAATTCCACCAGGAGTAGCTTCAGCACCTAAATTTCTTGCATCGTTTGATATTAACGGTGCTTTTGGAAATATTGCTGATCCTGAACTTGGTGCAGGACCTCTATAATATGGTGTGTATTCTCTTAAATCTGATACTATAGTTCCAATGTTTGTAGCAATTGTTCCTGAAGCTCTTGTAATAAAAGGCCCCGTTCCCGTACCACCATTGGCAACAATTTCGTTTGTGTTCCAAGTTGTTGCATTTCCAGCGGCACCAGTATTTGACCCTGCTGTACCGTTTGTACCAACTACGTAAGCAGCAGTGTAAGGATGTGAGATAGTGTTTGTTACTACATAACCCCAACCGCCTATTTGACCTGTATGGTGATTTCTATAAGTAGAGTTTGACCCTGGTCCGCCACCAATTGCTAATATTGCAAGTTTACTTGTGTTTGTGTCAGCGGTAAAGTTTCCTGAATCCGTTCCTCCTGTCCCTCTTGCTGTAGTGCCAAGAGCCGTTGAAGGCCAAAATGATCCTGCAGAAACTGCACCAGAAGAGGCAGCAGTTAATCTTCCTTGAGCGTCCACAGTTAAAGTTGCTAATGTGTAAGTTCCAGCTGTTACAGTTGTGTTAGCCAGTTTGTCGGCATCTACAGCATCATCTGCTATCATGTCTGTAGCTACTTGAACTTCACCAAATGCTCCAGCGGTTGCCGCTCCAACTACTCTGTTTGCAGCAGTTGAGTGTTGAAATTTTGCAAAAGTTACAGCGTCATCTGCTATCTTAGCAGTCGTTACGTTTGCGTTTGATATGTTAGCTGTAAGAATTGCATTTGCTCCAACTTGTGCAGCAACAATTGTTCCACCTAATGTATCTAAAGATATTTCTTTTAAATTTGTTCCGTCAGCATATGCTGCAAAGATCGCTGCTCTGTCAGGAGTAAAACCAGTTCCTGAAGCAGTTTTGATTGTTAAATTTGTTGGATTAGTTAATCCTGTACAATCGAAGATATAAAATTTTTCCATTGAGTCAGGTATAGTACAAACTGTGCTTGCAGCAATCGAAGCTGTCGCAAATTTGATTACCATGTTTCTAGCATTTGATATGGCAGCATTTGACATGACAAGTGCTAAAGTACCACCACTAGATAGTGTTACTTGTTCGAATCCTGCTACCGCTTGTTGTATTAATTGTAAGTTAGTATTAGTTTTATCACCCCACGTACCAGCATTTTCACCAGTAGTCATTAACTCCAATTTTAAATCTGCAGAATAATTTGATGCCATATATACCTTATGTTAACTTAATTAAGCAGCGAGATCAACCTCAGTCCAAACATTATTTACACCTGGATCAATCGTTTGCCATGCTGTTACTCTAACTGTGCCAATACTAGCTGTCAACCCTATACCAGTTAAGCTTATATTTACGTTACCAACAACAGATGCGATACTTCCTACTCTTGGCTCTACGCCTAATGAAGCCAAACCAACCTGTTGTCCTGGTATCTCAACAGCAGATCCCATGGCTGTAGCCATTGCTTGTCCTGAGACAACTTCAGTGGTTGTTTGAACTAAAGTTATCGTGCCTAAAGTTGCTGTGGCTGTTATACCTCCAACTACATCTACAGGAGTTTTTAAACCAGCTACAACTTGACCTGGAGAAGTAGATAAAGACTGACCAGATACATCTTCTCTAGTTGTTTGATCTAAATCTGTTGTGCCTAAAGAAGATTGTAAAGCATCTTCACCAACAAAGACTGAAACATTACCATCAATTTGAATTGAATTTAAACCTTGTGTAACAGTAATTAAATCTAAACCATTTTGTTGTGTAGCAAAATCAACGGAGACACCAACACTACCAATAGCAGATGTCATTGATTGTCCTTGAGCTATAGCAGAATATGTATCACCCCATACTCTGTTGCCCCAACCGCCTCGGCCCCAACCTACTTCTACAAGAGCCTCAACTGTTACATCTCCAATTGATGAATTTAAAACTTGTGATCCAGCTAATACTGATCCTGCAATACCCCAAGCACCTTCGTTCCAAGCATTTGCTCCCCAACCTTCTCCTGGCCCTGCTTGTACAAGTTCGCCTAATGTAGTATTAGCAGAAATACCTGATACCTCAGCACCTGAACTTGATGCATCCCCCCAAACTCCATCACTCCAATCTAAAGCACCCCATGTGTTTGTTGTAATATCAAATATACCTCCCATTCCAATTCCGTGCACATAACACAGATAATAAAAATCAGAAGCAGATGCAGGAGTTATCTCAATGTATCGAGTTGTTGCTGCATTAAATGTAGTTGTATTTGTGTAGCCCGCTTGGTTGCTTGCGCCATCAAGATAGTAAGTTACACCTGATGAAATAATTCCACCAGTTCCTGTTGTTGTTGAAAAAATTAAAGGATGATTATCGTTTGAGTTATCACTTTGATCTAGTCTTAACGTTCCACTATTTACCCAAGGTAATGTGCCTGGACCAGTAGAATTTCTTACACCATCAAGATAGAAAACATTACCAGTGCCACCACCATACAGGTCGCCTGATGCTACGGTTACGGTATATGTGTAATTTGCCATAGCATCGGCTCCCTATTAAATTAAGCGATTCTCAATATTGCTGCACTCGTTGTAAAAGCTGGGAACTGAATAGTGAATGTTCCGTTACTTGCAGTTTTATCACCGCCAAAATCTAATACAGCAACTCCTGGATCTCCAGATGCAGTGTCATTGTAAATTAATGCACCTCTTGCTGTTAAAGTTACTCCAACAAAAGACAAGTCAGCAAAATCAGTTATTGCTGTGTTTGTTGCTAAAGAAGTTCCAACGTTTACAAGAGCTTTACCGCCAGAAGAATATCCTCCAGTTGGTGAAGTTACCTGTGCTGTAGTTGAAAAAGATGTTGTCGATTTTCCTAAAGCAGCCGAGTTAGTGTACATTGCTAATTTGAATGAATTACCACCTGGATTGCTAAAGTTGTGCGTAGCTTCTAAAAGTTGTTTTTTAAAAGTGTTGCATATTGCGTTTGTTGTTATAGCCATTTTATCTCCTTATAATTTTATGGTGACGGTGAAGGTATTTTTATTCGAGGAACTCCACTGTCATATTCTCCTCTTCTTCGTCTACCCATTTGTTGTAGACCAAAAGCTTGTATGGTTTGATTATACCTGTCAGAATACAATTTGTATAGGTCTTCAGGTCCTTTTAAAAATCCAAAACATTCTCTTAAAACTCCATAGAGCAATAGTGCCTCTTGGTGATTTGATAAAAAAGTGTTTGTAGAATTATCAAAATGAGGTGGATCTTTAATATAATTTACTTGTACAGTGTGTGCCGCAGCAGGAGTTGGAGCTACAAGAATTACCGCACCTGTTTGAACATTATCCTCCCAGTTAGCGTAATATTTAGGAGTGCCTGTAGTTGCATCATTAGGTGCAAATTCTGATATAAAACTTGTATCTCTTTTTTCTAAAAATGTTCTGTTATTAGAACCATCAATAACTTGCACTGATCTAATAATCAAAGTATCCGAAGGCAAAGATACATAACGATTACCTATTGTAAAATTAGATGTAGCGTATTTTCTTAAATCATCGTAATCCACTTGACCCGCAACATCTAATTCAACGTTTCTAATAAATTGATCTAATAAGTTGTCTGTTAAAACATTACTGTCTACTTCAGTGTAGTTTCTAACTTGTGTTAAAAATGCTGAGTGTGTTATTGCCATTATGATATACTCACTGTTACAGATCCTACTCGAGCTGAAGCTTTTCTTCTTCTATTTTGTAATGAAGGATCTCTTGGTTGCATAGTTTGTAAAGTTGTTGTTATTCCGTTACTTGTAACTTCAGTTATAAAGGTTTCGAAAGCAAAATCACCAGGTAGACTAAGATTAGCAACTTGCACTGAAGCTCCTCCCGAGTCTGAAATTGTATTATCATTATCAGCTAAAAATTTTTGTTGAGGTTGTTGAAATCTCATCGGTCTTACTTTTTGTAAAGCTATCGCATCAGCAACATTTCTCTTTCTTCTTATCTGTGGGTGTTTTGGTTCAAATTCAGATATGTGTACGAAAGACCCATTCCACTCCGTAACCATTTCTTGATATGGAAAGGCTTGACCACTTCTATCAGATATTGCTTTTGATCTAGTTCCGTTTGCGTATTTAGCCATTATGATAAATTTGGAAAGTACGATTGTGGAGTAACATATAATGATGTTCTCTGACCATCTTCTTCCAAAGCCCTTTTTAATTCATCTTCGTAAATAAGTTTCATAGCTTGAATTCTGTCAGGTGCTTTTTTCATGGATAAGTAGTAAGCAAGACCTGCACACATACATGGTAAAAATCTATAAGCTACATCTGCTTGCTGATCATTGTAAGCTGAGGCATCTTCAATTCTGTTTATAGTGTAAAATTTTAAAGTTGTATAAGTTGAGGCATCAGGTGCAACATATAAACTTATTTTCGGTGTTGTTTGCCTATCAACATAATACTGTGATGGCTGACCTGTAGCTAATTTATTAGGTAAAGCAGAATATGCAGATCTATCTATTTTTGTAAGAGCTACGTCTTGTGTGTTAGCATTATCTCCTGCAGCAGCTGTAGTTGAAATGTAAGCTTCTAAAACATCATTTACGTTTGAAGCCACTGTGTAAGTTGCTGTGCCCGCAGTTAATGCTTGTTCGTTTAATTGAACTTTCCAAAGATGAACACCTCTATTTCCCCAATCTGCAAATAATAAATTTAAAGATCTTCTAGCTGTTTTCAAATCATAACCAGCCATAGGTCTTAAACCACATCTTTCGTACCCTTCGTCTATGATCTCGTCAATGTTTAAATCAAATGATGTTGAACCTGATGTTGCCATTAAAACCTCTTTTTAATTCCTAATCTTAATCTATCCTTGTTAATACCAAAACTTACATCTGTATTTTTATATATCTTATCATAACTCAATTCAGGCTTAAACTTAGCCTTAGATTTTTTAAATACATTTATTAAGTTATCTCCTTTTTCAGCTTTTGTTCCTTGTGTTTGAAAGAAGTTAAGAGAGAACTTTCCTTTTGGTAATAAATTAACATCTCCCCCACTATCTCTTTTTAATATTGTTTTTACATTTGTTGGTTTACCACCAACACCTTGTGCTCTACTTCTTTTCCTTACAACGGCACTCCGCCTCTGTGAGTCTGTCATACTTGCTGCTTTTGCAGCAGGCACGCACTTTGGATACTTTCGTTTTGAACCACTTGCAGATTTTCTTCCACATTTTTTAAATCCTCCACCTTTTTTCTTTGAACCAATATCAACCCAGTCTTGCCTGAACCATTCTTTGAGTCCACCTTTTTTCATACCAGCAGGAACACAGTTAGGAACCATTTTATTTCCTTTTTTCTTCATGCCTTTTTGTTCATAACCAACCCAGCATGTTCCACGTTTAGACATCAATCATTCCTTTATAATAAGACTCATAAGACTTATTAGAAATTTTCTTTCCGCCTACCTCACTCTTAATATAAGAACCTGTGTAAGTACCTTCTTTTGCTTTTATAGTGCTCAAAGTTTTAGCTTGAGTGGCATGTAGCTTAGATGCTTTCTTTAAACCTTTGATAACTTTATTTACTTTTACTTGATCACCTTTTGCATATTTCATTATGCCACCTAGTTTAGCTGGTTTAGGTCCTTTGAAATCTTTTCTTTTTTTACCAGATGGATCTTTTATTTTACCTGCACATATTTTACTAGCGTAGGCATTAGCATATGCTGAGGGGTATACTGCGAACTTTCTTTTCGCTGCTGCTTTACCTCTAGGACATAGTTTTGTCATTTAATTCTCCTTCTTTAGCGGCCGCATTGAGAGGGTTATTTCTCCCCTTTTTACGGTTGTACAACTTTTTTGATTGTATCACTTTCGGTCTGTAAGTTCTAGACCTTACGACTTTTGCGATTGGATTTGCGTTTGATGGCTGCGATAACTCTTCGTTTTTTCTTTTTTTCATCTCTAGCACCTCTAAGTTTGCCATCTATTTGAGCTGGAATTGATCCTCTAGTTATTGCCATGATTTAGTTTACTATAATATTTAAAGAAAATCTACATGCATCATTTTTTGGTGCAAGACCTCTATGTTTAATACTACTTGGGAATATAATAGCCTGATTTTGTACACTTTTAATTATATGAGATTTTTCATTTTCTAATATAAATTCTGTTCCACCCGAATTTTCGTGTAGGTTAAATACAATTGAACTCCAATTTGGATTGTGTGTGTCTTGATGAAAAATTGAATGTGAATTAGGATGATAATAATTCCAAAAGATTCTTTGCACATCACAAAATTTAAATTGTTTTGTCTGCTCCTTAATCATTTCAAATATAAAATTAGCATACATATTGAGTTGTGGGTTTTTGTTTTCATTGTCTTTAAAGTTGTAAGATGTGTGAGCAAATCCTTTATCTGTTGTTTTGTTAGTGCTTAAGGTGTTTAAAAAATCATTACCATCATTTGTATTATCTAATGCAAATGACCAACTTGTTTGAGTCATCAAAATTGTAAATAATTGTTTAAGACAAGCTTTTGGAAAATTAATATTGACCGTTTCTATTCTAACCATGGTGTGTAGGACACCTTACCATCAACCCTTTGAGCACGCAACGATTGATTTCTGTTTCTGTCAGTAGAATAACTACAGTGTATCCAGCCCGATGTAGGTTCGTTATCTTTGTAAAACTCGAGAATCAATTGATCATATTCTAGCTCTGATTTAATCCAAAGAGCTAGCTCTCTATTATCTACACCTGGTATCTCAAAGTCTGCTGCAGCAGCTTTATCATCTGCCACATGTTGGCTGTTAACTGAACTTCCAATCTCTACACAAAGCTGAGCACAACGGAATCCTGATGATATGATTAATGGTTTGTCAAAGTGTGATCTTACGGGTTGTAATATATTTACAGCTAGTGCTTTTAAATTTTCTATTTGTGCAGGGTTAGGGTTATTATTAATTCCCTTCCTCTCACTAATTTGTGACTTTGTTAACTCGTCAAGAGTTATGTTAGCTGTTAATTTCATAATTAAAAATAATTTATATTTATTACTATTCTAGTATCAGTATCAGTTTGTTGGCAAGCCCTGTGAAGTTTAATTGAATCAAAAATTAATAATTTATTCTCCTCACTAATTATTTTCTCATTATTTTCTAACTCTGTATACCCATTATTAGTATTAATGTAAAATATAGCAGTTTTATGTGTTAATTTCTTATTTCTATGTATATCGCGATGCCAACCACAAGAATTATTTCTATTTTTATTAATATTTAAATTAGCCTTTATGTTTACCAATGCAACTGGCTCTAATGAATTAATTAATGGTAGTAAATTTGAATAAAATTGAGAGACAGGGGTACCATCTAAATAAAATTGATGACAAAAAAAACTTTCATTGTCGTCTGTAAAACCATCATACCAAACACCATCCTTTTGATTTAAATTCTCTATATCATCTGTTTTTGAAACTTGTGCATCATTATAAAACCAAGGGAATTCTTTAGATTCTAAGAGAGTTTTAATTTTTAAAAATTCTTCTTTTGATAAAAGATTTTTAATAATTTTCATTTATTTTTTTTCTTCAATTTCGTAGAAAAATTTATCTGTATCTTCTGTTTGCCATTTCCTTGAATCTTCAACATTCCATTCTGAAGTTTGTACTTTCCAATCAGGTATATTATTTTTTACAGTAAAGGATGGGATATCCCATATACATCGATTGTTTGGCTGAGCAGCATAATTTCCATCATCAAGCGCTATAATATGGGCACATTTATGTTCATGTGGTATTTCAGAATGATCTGTATCTAAAATGTTTGGTTCAGGATGAGCAAAATCAACAGTAAACAAATATTTTCCAGGATGCCATTTTTTATCCTTACCTATGTATTTACCAGCTTGTGCTTCTAAGATATCCCAAGTAGTAACAGCAGGATAATAACTAAAACAATTCCATAACTGAAGCTCGTCAAGTCTGCGAATTGGAACAGCTGACGGTTTAAAGCCACGTTGAATAAAAGCCGAAATTGGTAAGCGATAAAAGACGGCACCGTTTTCCATGATTGCATGGAAAAGAATCGATTTGCCAGTGATTGCAGATAAGCCAAAGATAATACAGTCTTCAACTTCTCCATGATGTTTTTTAAGATCATATAGATATTCCTTTCTTATTTGTGCGTATTCCACAGGTATGTTTGCATTTAAATAACTCATTTGTCATTAAGTCCATACCATATTACTATGCAAAGTAAAATAAAAGCAATGATTGTATTTATGGGTAATAATGGCTCAACAATATAGTTTTCCATTATTCTAATATAAGAGATTTTATTGATTTAGAACCATCAATATTCAACTCTAATTCTGCTTTTGATTTTATACATTTGTATTGCACATTAGGTGCTGGAACTCGAGTGGCCTCACGTTTATGTTTTAAACACACTGACATTGAGGGTTTTCCTGTACCTGGATCAATTTGTATTCTATGCTCTTTGATATCAGGGCCTACAAACATAAGAAGGGCTACAATATGCTCGATCATAATACTTTACCTTTGTTTGGTCCATATTTAATTCTATATTTATGCGTGCCTGTGCCATTAATCTCTACTTCTTGCTTGAGATCTTTTACATAGCTCATTTGTTTTGCTTTTTTCTCTTGTTCAGAGATATAATTTAAAATTTTTTTAGTGACTCTTTCCATTGGCTCTTACCTTATCTTTTAATACTTCAACATCTGATAATGCTTTTTCCATTTGTTTTTGTAAGAATTGTATGTTGACTTTGTTGTGCATCATATCTTCAATTCTTTTTTCTATCTTCTCGGTGGTCTTATAAAGATCCTCCAACAACATC